AGTGGCGCAAGGCCAACCCGTCGTTCCCTCACCGGACGCCGCTCCGGTCGATGCTGCGGCTGCGGAAGAACCTGCCGTCCGAGGACTCGTGGAAACGAGAAGCCCTCGGCATCTGGGACGAACTCGGCACCTCAAGGGCCTTCCCGCTGGAGCTGTGGAAGACGCTGGTCGACACGAACCCGACGCTCACCACTCCGAGCTTCGGTGTCGCAACGGCCCCGGATCGCTCCTGGGCCGCCGTCGCTGCTGCATGGCGTCGGCCGGACGGTCACATGCAGATCCTGATCGGCGACGACTACCGCCCGGATGCCACGTGGGTGGCTGGCCGTGTGGCCGAGCTTCGTGCTCGCTACGGCGGCCGGGTGCTGGTCGACAAGGCGTCCAAGGGCCTGGTGGCTGACGCGGTCGAGACGACGTTCGAGGATCGGGCGAAGGCGGACAACGCGCTGTACGACTCGGTTCTGCTCGGCACCGTCCGGCACGGCAACGAGCCGGCGCTGAACACCGCCGTCCGCGCGGCGAGGTGGCGCCAGGTGAACGAGACCCGCCTTCTCGACCGCAAGGGCGAGACCGACATCAGCCCGCTGATCGCCGCCGCGCTTGCGGTTCACGGCGTGACGACGGCCCCGACGAGCAGCGGATGGATGGTGGGTGTCTAGTGTCGATGCCCGTCCCTCCGGTGTCGCTGTCGACGAATCCGCAGATCCGTCGCGTCGAGGTGCTGGCGCAGCAGTTGGCGGACGCGAACAGCTACTACGACAAGTTCGACCGCTACTACTCCGGCGATCAGCCGCTGGCGTTCCTGGCGCCGGAGATTCGCGCGCAGGTGGGTAACCGCTTGGCGTCGCTGGTCATCAACTGGCCCGAGACGATCGTCGACTCGGTGAACCGCCGGCTGACCGGTGAGGGTTTCCTGCTGGGGCAGGGTGGCGAGGCGGACGAGGAGCTGTGGCGGCTCTGGACCGCCAATGAGATGCACCAGGATGCCCCGCTCGGCCAAGTCGACGCGCTGGTGCACGGTCTGGCGTTCATCTCGGTGTGGCCTTCGGATGAGGACCCGGCGACGCCGCTGATGGCGTTTGAGTCGGCGCACGAGGTGGCCTGCTCCTACGTGCCGGGCTCGGGTGACCGGGTGCTGCGGGATGTCATCAAGCGGTGGGTTGAGGACGACGACCGCGATGTGCTGCGGGTGAACCTGTACACGCCCGATCTGGTGTTCAAGTACCGCTCGTCGGCTCAGGCGTGGGGCGCCGCCCAGGCGTCCTACGAGCTGACCGAGGTGCTGGAGAACCCGCTGGGTGTGGTCCCGTTCGTGCCGATGGTGAACCGTGGTCGGCTGCTGAACCGTGCGGGCCGTTCCGAGCTTGCATCGGTGGCGCCTCTGGCGGACGGCATCAACGAGCTGGCCACCGGGATGATGGTGACCAGCGAGTTCTACCTGACTCCCCGGCGCTACGCCACGGGCGTTCAGGTCCCCACGGATGGCGCGAACCGCGAACGTCTCCAGGAGGAGGCCCGCGCGTACTGGGACGAGGCGACGAAGTCCAAGACGTGGCTGGCCGGTCAAGGTGTGCAGTTCGGCCAGTTCCCGGAGGCGGACATGGCCGGGTTCGTGGCGGGCATCAACCTGCTGACGTCGGCACTGGCGTCGATCGGTGGTCTGCCGCCGGATGACCTGGGACTGAATCAGGTGAACCCCGCCTCGGCTGAGGCCCGCCGTGCCGCTGAGACGGTGCTGGTGCTTCGCGCGCAGGAGAAGCAGTCGGCGTTTGGCCGCGCCTACGTGCGGGCGATGCGCTTGGCGGTGGCGGCCCGTGACGGCCTCCGGCTGCGGGATCTGCCCGCGGACTACTCGCGGCTGTCGGTGGACTGGAAAGACCCGGCGACGCAGGCGATCGCGCAGGAGATGGACGCCGCGGTCAAGGGCAAGGAGTCGGGCATCTACGACACCGAGGCCGCGCAGCAGCGGGTCGGCATGGGGCCGGTGGAGCGTGCTGCGGTCAAGGCCCGCGCCGAGGAGGCCGCGAACCTGTCGGCGACCGCCGATGTGCGCGCCCGGATGACTGCCGCCCGCGATCTGGTCGCCTCTGACGGTCTGACGTTGAACGCGGCGATGGCTGCCGTGGGCCTGCTGCAGGCGGCGGCCACGAACAGCGCCGAGAGCGCCTAAAACTTCCGCTCCTGGTGGGCGGCTGGCAACACCCCCGTTCGCAGCCCCTGGAGGGCGACCGCATGTCCGAAAGCACCCCCGAAACCGCCGTCGAGAACGTCGAGCAGCAGGCGCAGGTCGCCGAGCCCAAGGTCTTCGACGAGGCGTACGTCAAGGAACTGCGAGCCGAGGCGGCCAAGTACCGCACCGAGGCCAAGCAGTACAAGAGCGAGGTCGAGAAGGTCCGCCAGGCTTCCCTGTCGGAGGCTGAGAAGGCCGTTCTCGAGGCCGAGCAGCGTGGGCGCCTCAGTGTGCTCGCCGACTTCGGCCAGAAGCTCGCCCGGTCAGCGTTCGTCGCGGAAGCCGCCAGGCGGAACTCCGACTACGACGCCGCCGCCGTCCTCGACGACCTCAACCTCTCCCGCTACATCGGGGAGGACGGGGAACCGGACTCGAAGGCCATCGCCGCGGCCGTCGCACGGCTCGTTCCTGAGCCGTCGGCCGGCCCTCGCGGCGTGGGCAACGCGGACCTCGGGGGCCGAAGCGCGGGTGCGGCGCTGCCGCTGAACGGCGACCCGATCCTCAACTCCCTCAAATCCAAGCTCGGCATCTAGCCGGGCACTCCCGAAACAGGAGACGTCCCAATGGCGATCACCGCCGCGACCGTCACCGGAGACTTCTCCGGTTTCCTCAGCCCGGACCAGTCCGGGCCCATCTTCGAGCAGGCCGCCCGCCAGTCGGTGGCGCAGCAGCTCGCCCGTCAGATCCCCCTGGGCATCAACGGCCAGGAGATCCCGGTCGTCACCTCGAAGCCCACCGCCGGGTGGGTTGCTGAGGGTGGCGCGAAGCCGGCCACCAAGGGCGCGATGTCGCTCAAGACGATGACGCCGAAGAAGCTGGCGGCGATCGCCGTCGTGTCGGCTGAGGTCGTCCGGGCCAACCCGGGCAACTACGTCAACCTGCTGCGCGGCGAGATTGCTGAGGCGTTCGCGGTCGCGTTCGACGCTGCGGCGTTCCACGGCACCTCGACGCCGTTCACCACCTACATCGACCAGTCGGCCCGTACGCCGATCGAGCTGGGCACTGCCACGCAGGCCAACGGCGGCGTTTTCGCCGACATCAACAACGGCCTCAAGGCGCTGGTCAATGCCGGCAAGCGGCTCACCGGCTTCGCCCTGGACCTCGTTGCGGAGCCGGTGTTCAACGCCGCCACCACGACGACCGGACAGCCGCTGTTCATCGACTCACCCCTGGTCGACACCGCTGGCCCGGTTCGCGCCGGTCGCCTGCTGGGCCGTCCCGCGTTCATGGGTGAGGGCATCAGCACGGCGGTCGTGAACGGCACCCCGAACACCGGCGGCATCGTCGGCTACGGCGGCGACTGGTCGCAGGCCGCGTGGGGCGTCGTCGGTGGCATCACCTATGACGTGTCGACCGAGGCCACGGTGACCATCAACGGCGTCCTCACCTCGCTGTGGGAGAAGAACCTCGTCGCGATCCGCGCCGAGGCCGAGTACGGCTGGCTGGTCAACGACGTTGACGCCTTCCAGCCCTTCACCAACCACGACTGAGAGGCATGAACGACATGGCTGAGAAGAAGGACGCTGCGCCGTCCAGTGACCGCATGGTCGAGCAGGCCCCGGATCTGCCGTCGCAGATCGTCACCGTTCAGCGGGACGAGCCGACGATCGACAAGGCGCTGGTCGAGGCCCGCAACGCCGAGGCGAAGGCCCAGGCCGACCGCCTGAAGTAGTCCCCCGCGTGTGCCTCCCGCCCTGCTACTCCGGGGCGGGAGGCGCCGCTGGACGAGCCTAGGAGGCCGTCGTGGCGCTGCCCACCGTGGCGGACCTCAAGACTCACCTGAACATCCCGCTGACGGACACCTCCGATGACGACGAGCTTCAAGAGGTGCTCGACGCGGCCATCGAGGTCGCGGAGGGCGTCGTGGGGCCGATGTCGGCGGTCCCGGTGTCGGAGACGCACTGGAACGTGTCGTCGGGGGTTCTGCTCCTGCGGCGGGCGCCGGTGGTCGGTCTGGTGTCGGTGTCTTCCCGGTACGGGGCGACGGCGACCGAGCTGACGCTGTCGGACTATGAGTTGGACGCGGCCACGGGAATCGTCCGTGTGGCCGCTGGTGGGATCTTCTCCGGCACGTTCGTGGTGACCTACACGACCGGCTGGTCGGATCTGCCGGCGTCGATCCGCCTCGGGGTGTTGATCGTCGCGGCCCACCTGTGGGAGACGCAGCGGCGTCCCGGGTTTACGTCGGCTTTGCCCGCCGGATTCGGCGGGGCGGATGGCGTGCCAGACTCCACGCTCATCACCGGCCGCGGGTTCGCCATCCCTGCGCGAGCCGAGGAGTTGTTCGCTCGGTACCGGCCTGCGAGTGGTGTGGCATGACGCTCCCGATCGGCGTCACGGCTTCGGCGGT